AAACTAAAAAGACTACAGTTAAACACTATTACATTAAAGGTATTTCCAGGAATGAGCTTTTAAATCTTTATAATGAGGAGAGGACTAAGCCTAAACTTAAACAAAAAATCTTAAACGAATTGACGAGGAGGAGGAGTCATGGAAATTAAACTAGAAAGCTACGAAGTCGAAGATGCACTAAAAGAATATGTAAAAAATAAATATGGTATAGATGTTGAAATGTTTAGTGACTATGGACAAACACTATGGTTAGAAACTAATGAGCGTGTTTGGGTTTATGAAAAACATAAGAACGGAAAAGTAAAGACTCATCCAGAACACGGACATAAAATAGTAGACTATGATAAATCTACTTGGAAAAGAAAGTTTGAAAGTATAGGCGATATGTCTAGTATAACTTTTGAAGTTGATCCAATAAAGGAGAAGATGTGAGAACATTTAAAGATATAGATAAAATAATAAAACATGTTTCAGATATTGAGACAACATGTGATGAAGCAACTATAAAACAGATAGTTTGTATTTTAGTTTCAAGACTATTACACCCTATGAGTGCAGAAGAAACTGCAGGTTTAATAGTAGGACTTGCAGAGGCAGAGCAAGAAGTGTTAGACGCACTTAAAAATAAGGAGGAGGTAGTACATTGATTAAGTGCAGTAAGTGTAAAAACAAAGCAACAATAAAACATGGCGGATTAAATGGTTGGATTTATTTTTGCGCCACCTGTGAACTAAATAGAATGAGGAGGAAAGATGAAAAGATCAAGAACTAAAGCGTATGTAATGACCGTGGAAAAAAACGATACATTAGGAGAATATCGACTCGCTGTTTTACGAGACACAATTAAGTTTATTAACAAACACATACGAAGAAAACTTTATGTAAAACTTCATGGTAGATTTGGTAAGAATAACCCCAACCTACATAAATATACATACCCTAGTGGGTTTGTGAACTACAGAGAATGTAGACTTGAAGATGCTCAACGAGTAGATGTTTACATTCATGAAAGATAAATTTGACAAACTAAAAAATAGTCTGTATAATCTACAGAGTTACTATAAAACGGAGGTAAGCAATGTATAAAACAATATCATTAACAATAATTGTTTCATTAATCATTAACAGTGTAGTATTAAACTTCTATAACAACTACATTAATGAACAGTTAAATGGTCAAGTAACGTCTATAAACTACATAGACTCTACAATACGAGACATACAAAAAGATGTCCTCGATGTTAAAGCAAGAACGGCTCAAGCTATATCTAGTAATGAGTTACGCAACGCTTACATATCTATTGAAGATAATAAAAGATTCTTTGAATACGAAGTTAAGATGTCTAGAAAAAGTATTGAAGAATTTATTGATAAACTCAATACAGATATGGAACAGATAAACACTACAATCAATAGTGTAATTCAAAACGATTCAACTTTAAAAGAACAACTCCAATATGTTTTACAGGAAATAGAACTATTAAAAATAGTAGAAGAACCTGTTGATATACCAGTTCCTTTAGAAGATGTTAGAGGACAAGTCGAAGAAAATAATACTACAATTGAATCCTATCCTAAAAAGGACTGTAGTTTTTCTTTAAATCCTGGTGAAAAGAACAGCACTAAAGGAATACAAAGAGCAGTTGATAGATCTAAAAGAAAAGGAGATTACAACATAACTGTTCATTTTGATGTTAATTCAAAAGGAGAAGCGATTGTATCCAGTGTTGTTTCTAACGAAGCACCTTCAAGATTAGAGAGTGCTGTTAGTAAGTATGTATCTAACCTACCTTTTATAATTAAAGACGAAGCACAAACTAATTGTGAAATGTCTTTTAAATTAAGCGTTACATAATAGGTTGCCATGAGGAGGAGGAGGTGCTATACTTCTCGGCATGATTCACAATTTCTTTTTAATATTATTATACCTTTCATAATCTCCTTACATTGTTGTGTAGTCTAAACTTAATAATATTAACTGATACATTTCAGGCTAGTTAAGTGGTCTAGTGAAGAGAAACCACTTCTGAATTTTTTAACCGCCAACTAAAGAGGAAATGATTATGGCAATAGAAAGTGGACTAGCATATTGGGCTAGTGTTAGAAATCCTAATCTCAAGTACGAGCCAGTTTATACTGTTGATTTAGTAGTTGATGATGAGGTTGCATCTAAGTATGAAGGCAAAGGATATAAAGTCAAAACCTTAGTTGTAAATGATGAGGTTGTTGGAAAAGCGTTACAAATTAAACGCAAAGTCAATGGCCCTAATGGTATGGTGCGGAAAGCACCTAAACTTGTAGACGCTAGTAAGAACGCTATTGATGATGATGTTCTTGTTGGCAATGGATCTAAAGTTAGAGTACAGTTTAACGAGTGGGAAGTGAGTAACAAGTATGGAAACTTTAAAGGTTTGGACTTCCAAGCTATGCAAGTTTTAGATTTAGTATCTTACAAAGCAGGCGATGGCGATGAGTTTGAAGCTGTTGTCTCTGATTCGGAGGATTTCTAATGACAGAAGAAAAACCTTTTATTACAATAGACGATGTTCAAATATTTGTAGAAGATCTACCCGAAGAAGCACAAGGAGTTTTCGGTAGAGTTCAGAGACTAAATCAAAAGAAAGTTAATTTAACTCTTGATCTCGAAGAGGTGCAAGCAAGTCTTAACTTCTTTTCAAGTAAGATAGTTGAAATCGTAAACAGCAACTCACCTGTTACTGCTGATGAAGATAAGGAAGGAGGAGAAACAGACGCAGTAAAATCTAACAATTAGTTTTAAAGCTAGGTATTTCTTAGAGGTTGTACGAACTGAAGATGGACTAAGGAGTGCCTAGCTTTTTTTTAAGGAGATCCAATGAACAACACAACGCTTAAATTTGTAAAGAAACATCAACCTTGTTCTGAATGTGGCAGTAGTGATGCCTTATCAATAAACGAAGATGGCTCTTCAAAATGTTTTAGTTGTGACGAGTTCTTTCCAAGAAACAAAGTCAACAACGAAACGATAGAACAAGACGAATTAACAATTATTGAAGACGACAATAAACAAGAAGGAGTTTTCGCTCCTTTATCAGACAGACAAATATCCCTAGAAACAGCAAAGAAATATGGTGTTAGAATATCCTACGATGCGAAAGGAGTCATTGCAAAACACCACTATCCCTATTCAATTGACAACGAAAGACTATCTTATAAAGTTCGAGAAACAGTTAATAAAGATTTTTATTGGGTAGGCTCTCCAAAAGAAACACAACTGTTCGGACAGAATCTTTTTAAAGAAGGAGGAAAGTACATCACAATTACAGAAGGAGAGTGTGATGCTATGGCCGCTTATGAATTACTTGGAAGTAAGTGGGCGGTAATCTCTGTAAAGAACGGAGCAAAGTCTGCAGTAAGAGATATAAAAGAAAACTTAGAATATGTAGAAAGTTTTGAAAATGTTGTCCTTTGTTTTGATACAGATAAACAAGGCAAGGAGGCGGCACATAAAGTTGCAAGACTATTAAAACCAGGAAAGGCTAAGATATATACACTTCCTACTGGCTACAAAGATCCCAATGATATGCTAAGAAAGAAACGACACCTTGAGTTTACAAGCTGTTGGTGGGATGCTAAAGTTTACACACCTACAGGTATCATTCGAGTATCTGAAAAACAAAATGAATTTTTAAATAGAGATAAAAAAGACAGTGTTCCTTATCCCTGGAAAGGCTTGAATAAAAAGCTGTATGGCATGAGACAAGGAGAACTCGTTACCCTTACAGGGGGTACAGGTCTTGGTAAAAGCTCCATAACAAGAGAGCTAGAGCATTGGATTATCAATACTACAGAGGACAATGTAGGTATCATAGCTCTTGAAGAAGATTGGAAGAGAACTGTTGATGGTATCCTATCCATTGAAACTAACTCAAGACTTTATATAGATCACATCAGAGAAGAACATTCTCAAGAATACCTCACAGAAAAATACAATAAGCTATTCAGCAACGACAATGTATTTATTCACGCACACTTCGGAACAAATGACATCGAATCTATTTTTAATAAACTACGATATTTAATAGTTGGATGCGATTGTAAATGGGTAATCGTAGATCACTTACATATGCTCGTCAGTTCTCTTGCAGAGGGTGATGAACGAAGAGCTATTGATAATATTATGACAAGACTTCGTAGCATGGTAGAAGAGACAGGAGCAGGTTTGATACTTGTCTCACACCTTCGTAGAGTAGAAGGAAACAAAGGACATGAGAACGGTGTCGAAGTAAACTTATCCCACCTAAGAGGAAGCCAAGCAATAGCACAGCTATCTGACTGTGTAATCGCCTTAGAAAGAAATCAACAATCCGATGATGAATTAGAATCCAGAACAACCAAACTTAGAATACTTAAATCCAGGTACACAGGAGATGTCGGCATGGCTACTGCTCTTGTCTATGATTCTAAAACAGGGAGACTATCTGAGGAATATAACGAGTTCCAATTAAGACTAGACGATAGTGAGGTGGACTTCTAATGAATTTAGTATTTGATATAGAGGCAAATGGTTTATTAAAACATCAGCTTACAGAAGAAATAAATCAGGAGGCTACAATTATCTGGTGTATTGTTGCACTAGATGATGAAGGTAAACTGTATACTTTCAAGCCAGATGAAATTAAAGAAGGCATTGAGTTTTTAAAGTCTGCTGATACTTTAATTGGACATAACATTATAGGGTTTGACATACCTGCTATTAAAAACATATGTGGTGTAGATTTATATGAACACTGTAAGATAGTAGATACTCTCACCTTATCTCAACTTTGTAATCCTAACCGAGACAAAGGACATAGCTTAAAAGCGTGGGGAGGAAAGATAGATTTTTCTAAAGATGATCACGAAGACTTCTCACAGTTCTCTCAAGCTATGTTAGATTACTGTATAAAAGATGTTAAGATAAATAAAAAAGTATACGATATTCTTAAAAAAGAAAGCAAAGAATTTTCACAACACTCTATCCACATCGAACACGAAATAAGAAAAATTATAAGTAAGCAAATAGAAAATGGGTTTGCTTTCGATTCAAAAAAAGCCAGTATTCTTTTAGCTGAACTCACTCAACGGAAGGCAGAAGTGGAGGAGGAGGTTAAGAAAACATTTAAGCCTAGAGAAACTGAGCATATTATTTTACTTAATCATAAAGATAATCAATTAAAAGATGGAAGCTATTCTAAAAAAACAGGGTACAACCACTTTACTAAAAAGAAAGTTAATTTAACAAAAGAAGAAAAAGAGATAGTTAAATCTGGATGTGTTACTTCACTTAAAAGACTCTTGATTACTGAGTTTAATCTAGGATCAAGAAAGCAGATAGGAGAATACTTAATAGAGTTTGGTTGGAAACCTAATAGATTTACACCAACAGGACAACCTATTGTAGACGAGGCAACATTAGAAAAAGTTAAGCATATACCAGAGGCTAAACTTATTGCTGAGTTTTTATTATTACAGAAGCGCATAGCACAGGTTCAATCTTGGTTAGATTCTGTAAAAGAAGGAGGAAGAATACATGGTAATGTTATTTCTAACGGAGCTATTACAGGACGCATGACGCATTATAATCCCAATACTGGACAAATTCCGAGTACAAGAAAGCCCTATGGGAAAACTTGTAGAGAATGTTGGACTGTTGACAAAGGGAATGTTTTACTTGGAATAGATGCCTCTGGTTTAGAAATAAGAATGTTAGCACACTATATGAAAGACAAGGAGTATACACATGAAATCATTAACGGAGACATACACACCTCTAATCAAAAACTTGCTAGACTTAAATCAAGAGATCAGGCGAAAACATTCATTTATGCACTCATGTACGGAGCAGGAGATGCAAAGCTTGGAAGTGTGGTTGGAGGAACTAAAACAGATGGCAAAAGATCTAGACAATATTTCTTTGATAATCAACCATCATTCAAATCTCTTAGAGATAGAGTTGCGAGAGCGTCAACAAAAGGCTACTTAAAAGGGCTAGACGGTAGGAAAATATTTATCCGAAACCAACACGCTTCATTGAATACTTTACTACAAGGAGCAGGAGCTGTGGTAATGAAGAAAGCATTGATAATATTTGACAAGCATCTTAGAGAAGCAAACCTAGAGTATAAGTTTGTTGCTAACATCCACGATGAATGGCAGATGGAAGTACCTAAAGATAAAGCAGAATTAATCGGTGCTATAGGTGTTCGATCTATAATAGAAGCAGGAGAATCTTTTAACATGCACTGTCCTTTGGATGGTGAGTACAACATAGGAGCTAACTGGAGTGAAACGCACTAGAGTTTGTAGAATTTGTAAAAAAGAAAAAAAAATTGATTCTTTTTATTTGAGATTAGATAGCAATACATACAGAACAGAATGTAGATCTTGTCAGTCTGGAAAGAGAACAGAAAACTCAAGAAAGATAGGATCAAATGATCATATTAGAGTCTTATTAAGAGATGCTAGATGTAGAGCAAAGAAAAGAAATATAAAATTTACCCTAACTAAAGAAGAATTAAAAAAATTGGTTACAGATACTTGTCCTATACTAGGTATGAAACTTAAAATAGGTATGGATAACTGGCAAAATTCACCTAGTTTAGATAGAATAGATAATGATAAAGGCTACATAAAAGGAAATGTTATTATGGTATCCCATATGGCAAACTCAATTAAGAACCAAGCAACACCTGATCAAATACAAAAAGTTGCCACGTTCTACAAAAAATTATATAAAGAAAAAGGTATAAAATATGGCTAAGAAAAAGAAAACATTAGACACATTAGTATCAGACATATACAAAAAAATAGGTGTATTGTCTAAGGGAAAACAAATTAAAATAACTAATAAACAGTTAGACGAGTTTGGTGACGATATGAAAGATGCTCTAAAGCATTGGGCTTCTCCACCTAAAAGAGATAACTCTTTAACTAAAGGACTTCGTATGTCTAACATAGGAAAGCCTGACAGACAATTGTGGTATGACTTAAACTCACCCAAAAGAAAAGAAACAGAACTAGAACCAAGTGTATACATTAAGTTTTTATATGGCCACCTATTAGAAGTATTGATGTTGTTCTTCGTAAGACTTTCAGGACACACAGTTACTTCTGAACAGAAGGAAGTTAAAGTATCTGGCATATCAGGACACATGGATTGTGTTATTGATGGCGAAGTTGTCGATGTTAAAACAGCTTCTGGATATTCCTTTAAGAAATTTAAAGATGGATCTTTGGCAGAAGACGATAGCTTTGGTTATCTTGCACAGCTTGCAGGATATGAAGAAGCAGAACAAACTTCTAACGGTGGCTTCTTGGTTTTAAATAAAGAAACAGGACAGATTACTTTGTTTAGACCAGAAGAACTAGACAAGCCTAACATTAAAGAAAGAATTAAAACTATTAAGAAAGTAGTTAAAAACAAAAAACCTCCTGAGTTTTGTTTTGATCCTGTACCAGAAGGTAAAGCAGGTAATCTTAAACTTGCTAGAAAATGTTTCTATTGTCCTCACAAGTTTGAATGTCATAAAGATGCTAACGATGGTAAAGGACTTAGAGCTTTTCAATATTCAAAAGGAATTACTTACTTGACTCATGTTGTAAAAGAGCCAAAGGTAGAGGAGATATTAGTATGAGTGGAAAAAGATCTAAACAAATACGCAGACAAGCTAAACAAATGTTTATAGATTGGTTACGAACTATGACTCCAGAAGGAGAAGAACCAACTAAAATAAATAAAAAAAACATGCATTTGTTTTTACCAGAGCAAACACATTTCTATTCAAACAGACAGCTTAGATTAAGCGCATATACTTTAAAATGGTTTGAAAAGAAATTGAAGCGCAACCCTAACTTTACATTGGAAGATTTAGATGCCTAGAAGAAAACCAAGAAAAG